AGCGTCACGGACAGCGGCAGCGTGCAGTTCGACGACGTCAATCACCTCTACAAGAACATCGCGCTTCTGAGTCAGAAGCTCGGCGAGCTTCACCCTCTGATCTCTGATGAGGAGAAGGCGAAGGCCAGGTTCGATATCTACGACGGCATGCGGGCGTTGGCCGGAACCGGTGGCTATCTCAACAAGAGGTACCCCGGAATCTTGAACGTCATCTCTGGAGGCACGCCGAAGGAGGGCTACTTCCAAGACAAGCTGGTGAAGAAGAAGCAAGACCTGTCGATGCGCTCCACCATCGTGCCTGACCCTACGCTGAGCCTCGACGAGATCGGCATTCCACGCAAGGCTGCGATGGAGCTCTACAAGCCCTTCGTAGTTCGGGAACTGCGGCAGAGCTTCGGCTACACCCCGTTGCAGGCCCAGAAGCTGATCAACGATGGGGATAAACTGGCGCACACTGCCTTGGACCGTGTCGTTAGGGACAGGCCCGTGGCCGTAAAGCGCGACCCAGTGTTGCATCGTTACGGCATTCAGGGATTCAAGCCCCGTCTCGTCGCCGGCAACTCCATCAAGGTGCACCCTCTTGTCACGGCGGGGTACAACGCGGACTTCGACGGCGACACGATGTCTGCTTTCGTGCCGATCAGCAAGGAGGCCGTTGAGGAGGTGCACAAGATGATGCCCTCCAACATGCTGTTCAGCAACGCTTCGGGTCGCGCTGCTTACACGCCACACCACGAGATGCAAGTCGGTCTCTATGCCTTGTCCGAGATCGGCAAGGAGAAGAAGCTGAAGTTCGCTGACGTTGCTGCTGCCGAGAAGGCGCACGCCGGCGGTCGTATTGGCCTGACCGATGTCGTAACTGTGGGCGGCACGAAGACGACCCTGGGGCGCACTCGTCTCGACTCCGCACTGCCGGAGTCTATGCGTGGGGGTACGATCCTCAAGGACTTGTCGTATCGTTTCGATAAGAAGGAGCAGGCCAAGGTGTTCGACATCATGGCCGCGAAAGATCCACACACGTACTCGGTGCACATCGACAAGCTGAAGGATCTCGGTAACGAGCACGTCTTCCGCAGCGGGTTCAGCATTGGTCTCAGTGACCTGAAGACGCACAAGGACATTCGAGACCCCATCTTGAAGCGGGCCGCGGAGGACACGAAGCATCTCGACCTTAGCCGACCGGACCACGCCAACAAGTTCGTCGATATCTACGGTCGGGCGCTGACAGAGATCGATACTGCAGTAAAGGAGCGCAGCAAGGGCCTCCACACGAACTTGGATCGTCTGCAGCAAGCAGCAGGCATCAAGGGCGACGGTCTGCGGCAGATGACGGCGGCGCCGATTCTGTTCACCGATGCTCAGAACAATCCTGTGCTGACTCCGGTGACGCGCTCCTACGCCGAGGGCATGGACACGGCGTCGTACTGGGCATCGATGAGCGGCGGTCGTGCCGGCATCATCAAGAAGGTTCAGTCCGTCGCCGATCCTGGTTACCTGTCGAAGACCATCCTGAGCGCCACGATGAACACCCTGGTCACAGGGCACGACTGCGGCACGACGGAGGGCATCTCGCTGCCCATCACGGAGTCCGACATCGCTGGTCGACATCTCGTCGCTCCCGTGAAGCTCAGCGGGAACCGTACGATTCCTGCCGGTACGATGTTGACCCCGGACCTTGTTGGCGAGCTCCGCAATGACAAGATCGGACGGGTTGTGGTGCGCTCCCCATTGAAGTGCGTCGATGCCAAGGGGGTGTGTCAGAAGTGCGCGGGGTACAACGAGAACGGGCACTACCACGACATCGGGACCAACGTCGGCGTCCTTTCGGCTCAGGCTCTCGGTGAGCGCGGTGTTCAGATCACGCTGAGGTCGTTCCATAGCGGCGGCGTCTACGACCCCAAGGGCTCGTCTCTCAACACTGCTGGGATTGAGCGCGCCAAGGAGCTGTTCAACCTGCCGAAGACGCTGCGCGGCAGCGCCACGCTTTCGACGCAGAACGGTACTGTGAGCGCCATCAAGGTCGATCCGGCGGGTGGCTGGCGAGTTCACATCGAGGGGAAGCCGCACTACATTCCATCGGACCGCAAGCTCGCTGTCGGTGTGGGAGACAAGGTAAAGAAGGGTGCGCCGATCAGTAGTGGCCCCATCAATCCGCACGAGATGCTGCCGCTCACCGGAATTACCCCGGTGCAGAACTACCTCGCTGACGAACTGCACAAGCTCTACGCTCCTGAGGATATCAAGCGACGGCACACCGAGACCGTTGTGAAGGCGATGTCGAACGTGACGCGCATCGAAGATCCCGGAGACCATACAGACTTCGTGCGCGGCGACTTCGCGAACACGACACAGGTCGACTTCATCAACAAGACGGAGCTCAAGGGCAAGAAGCCGATCATTCATTCTCCGGTCGTCAAGGGCGTGCGGCAGATCCCGCAGGACGTCATGGAAGACTGGCTGGCAAGGCTCAATCATGAGAAACTAAGAGCTACGGTGATTGAAGGCGCACAGCGCGGCTGGTCCAGCAACTTGCACGGTGAGCATCCGATTCCGTCTATGGTCTACGGCGCCGAGTTTGGTCTCAACGACAAGCCTGGGTACTAGGAGAGCGTGATGGACTTCATGGAAGCGATGTGGCAATCCTTCTTCAATGAGCTGTCCGAGATCGAGAGGACCAACATGAGGAAGGAAGCCGGAATGATCGGTGGCTTTCTTGGCGCCGCCAGTCGGGGCGGCTCCACGTTTGCCCAAAAGGGATTTCGTGCCGGGCTAGGAGAAATTGGAACGGCGTTTCGTCTGGGCCAGACAGAAGGCAAGATCGTAGGGAAGAACCCTCTCATGACCGGTATTCGTTCAGCGCTCAAAACTGACCAGGCAAAGGCGCTCGGTCTAGCTGGTGGTCTGGTTGGTACCGGTGTCGCAGCCGGTTCGGCGTTCCCACAGCAATGACGAGACGTTTCCGAGACTCGATCATCGAGCACGGCCTGAACTCGGTTCAGGTCGTTGAGGGCCGCATCGTCAACGTCAACATGGCGAAGTGGACCGTTGACGTCTTGACTCGTGACACGCAGCAGACCTTCACCGACATCACGGTGAGCAGTCCATACTTTCACTTTGACCGCGGTGAGGGCATCTACGTGATGCCGGAGGTCGGTGCCAAAGTGAAGGTGTGTCGCCCCAGCGATGGCGATCCTTTCGTGATGTGCTTCGTGGCGCCGTCGCAAAGACCGGTCAGTGACAGCAGCGAGGATGAGGACGCCAACCAGCCCGTGGCGCTGACATCGTTTCGTGCCAATCGTCCTGCGATGCAGCAAGGCGACATCATGCTGCGAACCAGAGACGGTAACGCGGTGTGGCTGCGCCGCGGCGGCATCATCGAGATCGGCGCTACGAACATATCGAAACGCATCTACATCCCGCTGCTGAACTACATCCGAGATGTCTGCGAGAACTACTCGATGTGGAGCGGTGGCGGGGCACTGACCTGGACCGTGGCGCGCGCCGACAACGATCCGGACGGTAACGCTAACGCCGTTCTTCGAATCTCGAGCCGTGACGTGGCGCAGGACGCGAAGGCTACCGTGGCAGTTGCGTTGGGGCACGTCGGAGACGATGACCGTTACCACATCTGCATTGCGCCGAGAGCCATCAATGTGCAGACACAGGCCGTGGATGGTACCCCGGTGTATGATCTCGTCATAGATAAGGACGGGAACTACACGGAGACGGTCGGTAAGGACTACGATCTTACGGTCAGTGGTGAACTGTCGTGGTCCATCACCGGGTCTGCCTCGATGCGGTTCAGCAGCAGCCTTGAGCAGACCGTGGGCGGCGACATGTCGCTCGACGTCAGTGGTTCCCTGGACATCTCTGCGGGGAACTCGACGGAACGCTGCACCAGCAAGGTGATCGATTCTTCTGACATTCGTCTTGGTGGTAGTGGCGCAACAGCGAACGTCGCTTTGGCGACTGCTGCTTTCCAGCAGTGGGTGCTCAACCACAAGCACCCCATCGAGGGCGCCACCACAGGAATTCCGACGCCGCCTGCTGGTGTTGACTGGATCGCTACTAAGGTGAAGGGGCAGTAGAATGCCGTACGCCGTGGAGTTCGATGCCGATGCCTTCGCTGATATGGCGATGACGAAGTACGAAGAGCTGCTTCGTGCCTCAACACCCAATGTCTTGAAGAGCTGCACCGTCACGCGGCGGACCAACGCAGATGGTAGCGTGACCTCCGTAGCCAATGAGCAGCTCGGGCCTATCGAAATTGATCGAGAGAAGAGCAGACCTTTGTTCCTGGCTATAGGACGTGCTATTCTTGAAACGCTCAAAATGAATGGTGAATACCTCATTGATGAGTAGGAGGACGTCGTGAATCACGATCAGCCGTTGTTCGTCGAGGAGCAGGAGCCCGTCACAAAGACCGCGATGGATACGCGGCTGAGCGACGACGCGAATACGTGGGTACAGGAGATCCTGCGCGAAGCTCATCGGCAGTGCCCCTTCCTGGGACAGTACGAAGTCACACCGCAGCTCAACAAGGTCGATGACGAGCGGGGCTACGCTCTCGGCTTCCTGAAGGTGAACAACCGCACCAACAGGCTGCCGACGCCTTCGGGTAGCTACCTGTCGGAGCAGGCCGGCGTCCGCGTCATCACGATCCCGATCCTCGTTCAAGAGCGTATGCTGCAGAGCCTCGACGTTTTCGTTGACGCTCAGGGCAGGTACTTGCCCCTCAACGAGAATCGAATCCGACAGGCGATGTTCCGTCCCGACGTCTTCGACTCCTATGGAATGCCGCCGACACAGACGACGCTCATCGGCGACCGCATGGTGCCTCCAGACCGCTCCGAGCGCATGATCAGCGGTCGCGGTATCAGCATCTCGCAGGGTGAGGTCAAGCTCTCGTCGGATCGAAGTCTGCTGCGGGACATCGCCCCCAGCATCCTGAAGTCCGACATCGAGCGCGTCGAGTCTGCGATGGCCTCGGACCCGGACCTGGCGCGACGTCTCATCACGAAGGAGGCGAGCCGCCCCTTCATTCAGATGCTTGCCGAGCTCGATCCGGTGACTCCAGCAGACGTGGCTCGAATCAGTGAGGCGTCCCTCGTTCCCGACGTCGTGCAGCTGACACGGAACGGTGACGAGTACGTTCTCAAGATGGCGTCGAGCCGGTTCTGGAAACCGAAGACCGTGACCGCCGACCGCATCAAGATGGCAGAGATCGTTGGCGCCGACATGGTGAACAGTGCGGATTCCAGCGGCGTCGCGACGCTCAGCGCCGACCCCGTCATCAAGCCCGTCGAGACTACGCCACCGAGCAAGGTCGAGATGGCGGAGCGTTTCGGCGAGTGGCGGGTGCGAGACATCAGTGATCAAGAGCATCTCGGCTGGGTGTTTCCCTCAGTGAGCACCTTCGAGGGCGTCGCAGTCCCGCTCAAGATCTTCACCAACGGCAGCGTTGCTGGCGTGCAGAGCGACATCGCCGGCATCTTCGTCGGCAAGTCCACGGACATCATGTCGTCGGACACGCTCGAAGGGGACGGCTTCTTCTACAACGTGGACTCGAACGGCAACGTCGTCGCCTACGTGCCGGGCACCATCGTCACGGCGTTCGAGGACGAGCAGGGACCCGGCATCGTGTTCGATCCTGTGATGGGTGGTGAAGTTCAGCTCCGACTCGCGAGCGGCGTTACCGCTCCGGTACGCACAGGAGACATGGAGTACGCGATCCCGGACACCGTCAAGTGGTGCCCGCTCACAGGAACCAGCATCGCGCTCAACATGAATCCGGAGCTGCACGAGAAGACCGCTGAGGCTCTGAATCTCAGCGACTGCGTCTCCATCGTCAGTGACGGCAAGCTGTGGTCGTTCAGTGGCCCGCCGCTCTCGAAGCTCGCAGCCTCAGAACGTGAACTGCTCGAGGCTGACGACGCCATGTTCTTGGCCTGCAGTCTCGGTAGCGGAGCACGCTACGCCATGAAGAAGCTGGCTGAGGCCGCGCGTCGTGGCAAGGTCGTGCTGAACGGCTGCCGTTCGATCACTCCTGTGATGGAGCACGTCAAGACGGCAGAGGCTGAGGCGCGACGTGTCATCGCAGAGATGCCGAAGAAGTACGTTCTGCTCAAGGAGGCCGCGGACCTCGACGACATCCACACCATCGACAAGGTGTTGAGCCTCGGCTTCATCACCCCCGAGAACGTGGCGACCTTCATGGACTACATCCCCGATCTCGAGGCGTGCGTGCAGCGACTCGCCAAGCTGCTGGTCTCGACGCGCCTCGGTCTCAACCTTCCGGTCCAGTCCGTGAAGAACTCCATGCTGCGCGTCGAAGAGGTTCTGCAGTCCCTCAAGAAGCTACTGTACCGGAGCTCGGAGCCTGTCTGATGATCAGTCGTCACCCAGCAGAGAACTTCATCAAGTTCCTGCTCAGTAGGTGCCTGCACACCTATGCCGAGATCAAGGGAATGTGCGAGCTCCGGAACCTCGGCAACATCAACCTGGACTATCTCCGGTACCTCGACATCGAACTGAGACGTGATAGGCCGGTACCATTTAGGGGTCACGACCCGACGCACCGCGCCAGCGTCGCGTACCTGAGGCGGCACGACATCGCCGAAGCCTGGCACCCCACGACCTGGATGCGCGGTGCCACGGACCTTCTCGGAAACGCGGTACTGCGCTCCTATCTCGAGACCTACATCTTGGCGCCGATGAAGAGGGAGCAGTCGCTAAAGAAGATCGAGTCCATCACGGGCGTGAAGATTCCGACTCGAACCTTCGATCTGTTCCGGCACTACTACTGGAACCCCAGCAACCTGACGGCTGCGGAGTGGGGGGAGTTCAACGAGAAGCGCGACGTCGTACACCGCGAGTGGCTGCAGCTCGCCGTGACAGCCAAGGGCGCTGAGGGTGTGCGTCTCTTGCTGTGGAAGACCGGTACTGCTTCGTCGTTGCGGCACATCGATGGCGGTAAGATGTTCACGCATCTCCGCAACATCGCCTACTTCAAAGCGTTGGAGATCGAGCACGCTCCTGCTGGGTTGCGACACAGCGAGACGTTCCGGAACTATGTGCAGTCCGCGAAGATGGCTCAAGAGGAAGTGGCGAGCAGCGCCGCTGCGATGACCGACGTCCTCGACAGCTTCAAGTCCTTCCACATGCAGACCGACGACAGTCAAATTCCGAAGCTCTCTGATATCGGCGACTTCTCGGATAGCGTCGATAACATAGTGGCTGAAGAGAAGATCGGTATGGACGATTACTGAGGAGGTGTGTAGTGGCTGACGTAACGAATCCGTTTGGTGTTGCCCCGCTGGAGTTCACTCGAGTCGAGGCAGCGCCGTACAGCGCCGAGTACGCAGTTCGCCCCAGCAACGAGACCGTGTTCCATTTCTTCGCGGAACGCTTCTTCCCTGACGACTTCTCGGATCGACTCAGCAGCGCGTTCAGAACCAGCTGGGCTCCGGGTGCAAGGTTCGAGGTCACGTTCGAGCCCGAGCTGAAGTCGTACTGCGTCATCATGCGGCACGGTTTCGTCATGAAGCCACCGCCTCAGCACTTCTCGGATTTCATCACGAAGGTGCTCAAGGAGTAGCAGATGCCGTTCAAGAGCGAGGCGCAGCGTAGGCTTTTCTGGGCAAAGGTCGGCCGTGGTGAGATCAGTCGAGAGACGGCCGAGAAGTGGGAAGCGCACACACCGAACAAGGATGAGCTCCCGATGCACGTCAAAGAGAAGACAGCGCTGGACATCCTCACAGAGTCGTTCTTCAACGAGCTCCAGAAGATCGCTGATATGAGCGGCGCCCTTGGCGGGTTGACGGAGCGTGTCGGGGTGCGTGCCATGGAGGGACTCGGTGCGACTCAGACTCCTAACATCCGTCGTGCGGCCTCCTATGTCGCTGGCAGTGCGGCACCGGCTCGTGGTGCAAAGCAGATCGCAACTGCTGTGAAACCTACTCCAGTCCACATGGGTATGGGCGCCCCGCCTTCTATGTAGCTAAGAAAGTGCCGCAGAACGTCGCGGCACGGTAGGTTACTTGGGGACGGCGATGGAGAGGTCGAAGCTGTCCGAGTACTTATCGATCTTGACGTGAGTGAGCTCGACCCCCTTGCGAGAGGCCTTACGCTCCAGCGCGCTATACAACTCCTTCCCGATCTCTCGGTCCATGACGTTCTTTGCTGTGATGCGGTACTTGTAGAGAAGCACGTCGTGGTGCTTCAGACAGCAATCCCCTGGACCCTTTGTGAACTTCTCGACTTCGGCGTGAGACACCTTGCAGAAACTCCGAACTACGTCGTCGATCCAGTCCGTGTTGTCGCCGACGTGCTCCATGACGAGCTTGAACTTCCTGTTGACGCAGCGGTTACAGACATCGAAGTGTGACGACGCACAGAAGTCCCTGCTTATCATTGGATCGTCTTTGTGCGGGCGTACGACGCCGCTCTCCGGATTTCTGCGGCTGGCTGGGCATTGAACATCGAGGCCGCGCTGCTTCGCCGGGTATCCACTGACTTCGGGCGGCTCGTACTTTTCGTAGATGCTCTTCATGTCTCGACCTTATATACCGGTACTTGCGGAATTATTGTCGGCCCGCTCATACTGACTCCGACGAAGCCTAACGTACCCTCCTCCTCCTTTACGAAGCGCACCCCGGTGACGATGATGTCAGGAAGTACGAGGTAGCACTCGTTTACTGACGAGTACAGAGGAAGATCGTCACTGAGCAGGACGTTGGGGAGCACGCTGAAACCTCCCCACACTCTAACGGGACCGCGGCGGGTTCGATGATCACCAACTCCGCCGGCGTCGAAGAGTACAAATTCGTCATAACCACAGAACAAGGCATGCACCTTGATCTGAATCGCTTTGTCGGCGCACAGTAGCCACGCCGACACCGGCTCTTTGAGCTCATATAGCAGTACGGTTTCAGTCGCCATCGTTTTCCTCCACTCCTTGTAGTCCTTGTGTCACGTGGTATTCTATTCTCAATGGGTCAAAACGACCCAAGGAGGATTCCATGAGATGGTCTGAGAACGTGTCGAAGAAGCCCCCAGTACGCATCGCGGCAGAGGACTTCAATCCGAACGAGCGGGCGTACCCATATGCGGACTCGCCTGGCCCTGATGGTGACTCGTTCATCATGGTGTCGGATCACGGTGTCGCCTTCATCGGGCAGCGAGGTCCGATCAAGGAGCACGGGGTCAACGGATGCCAGGTCGACGACATCCTGACGTTCGCTCTCGGCACACTGCAGACGTTCAACAAGAAGTTCCCGTGCCGTGAGAACTCGATTGCCATCACGAAGATCGAAGAGGCGCTGCACTGGCTCGACGCCCGTAAGCGTGACCGTGAACAGCGCAACGTCGAGGGCTTCGACAAAGAGTAGCCGTCTCTCGTTCACTTCGTAACTACCCCGCCACTGTTCTTGTACCACGACTTGAGTTTCGTTTCGTACCCGTTACGATAGAAGCATGGCGATGGCTTATGACGAAGAGGAAGAGGCTCGGCTCGATGCCCAGCTCCTCAGCGAAGAGTCAGAGATGGACGCTGTTCTGACGGCGCTTGACGACGAGTACTTCGATGACGATGTCCTGCTGCAGAAGCACGACGAGCTTGTAGATGTCAGCCCGTCTCGGTTTACGGAGTTCGCCATCAAGATCCCAGTGGCTGGCGCCATAGACAACTTCAACTTTCAAGATCGACCGTATCTGCGCCGCATCTACGACACCGGCCATCGCAGGATCTTGTTGCTCTGTGGCCGGCAGACCGAAAAGAGCACGTCGCTGGGCAACATCTCCTTGGCGTGGACGTCGCTCAACGTTGCCTTCAAGGTGCTGTACGTCAGTGCGACGGCACAACAGGCCAGCGTATTCAGCGCAGATCGTTTGAAGTCCGTGGTCGACATGTCTCCTGTGGTCAGGAGTCTGACGACGACACGGCTCAGTCAAAGCGTCTGGCACAAGCAGTTCTTGAATCACAGCCAGATTCGTGTCCGCTACGCGTTCTTGAACGCAGACCGTACCCGCGGTATCCCAGCGGACATGATCCTCATCGACGAGATACAGGACATCTTCTCGAAGAACCTCCCCGTCATCGAGCAGTGCGCGTCGCACTCCCTCTTCAAGATATTGCGATACAGCGGCACGCCGAAGTCGATGGACAACACGATTCAGATCTACTGGGACCAGTTCAGCACGCAGAACGAATGGGCGGTGCCGTGCTACGCCCACGCACCTCGGCACTGGAACATTCTCGGTGAGAACAACATCGGCAAGCTCGGTCCGGTCTGCGCGAAGTGCGGCGCCGCCATCAACCCGCTGTCGCCGGATTGTAAGTGGGTGTCAAAGCAGCCCCGAAACGTGAACAACGCGAACCGTGTCAGCTTCGATGGCTACCGCATCACGCAGCTCATGGTGCCCTGGATCGTGAAGAATCCAGACGCCTGGCACGAACACATCTTGATTCCGTACAGCACCTACGACAAGGCGCAGTTTCTGAACGAGGTCATCGGCATCAGCTACGACTCCGGCATGCGCCCGCTGACGAAGTATCAGATCCAGAGGGCGTGCCGTGACGACATCGACATGAACGACGTCGAAGGCAACATGGCGCGATGCGAGGACGGCGTCTACGTTGGTATCGATCACGGTACAGATGAGGCGACGTCACGTAGCGTCGTCTCTCTTGCTGGCTACATTGATGGCAAGTTCACGATCTTCTACGTTCACGTCTTCGAGGGGGGCGAAGCAGACCCCACGACTTGCATGGAGATGACTGCTGCTCTGATGACGGCAGCGAACTTCGTCGTGGCTGGTGTCGACTACGGCGGCGGCTTCGACCGTAACGACTTCTTGGCTCGTGCTTTTGGTGCTCACAAGATCAAGAAGTTTCAGTACGTCGGCAGATTGAAGCAGAAGGTTCGTTGGGAACCGAAGCTAAAGAGATTCGTCATGCACCGCACCGAGGTGATGAGCGACGTCTTCAACGCCATACGGCGCTGTGCCATAGCCCTCCCGCGCTGGGAGCAGTTCGAGCCCTTCGCCGCGGACATCCTCAACATCTTCAGCGAGTACAGCAACACGCTGCGAATGATTCAGTACAAGATCAGCCCTGGGAAACCAGACGACGTCTTCCACAGCATCCTGTACTGCCTCTTTGGTTCCATGGTCGCCCATCCTCGTACCGACATCATCATTCCGATCAAGGACACATAGGAAGGAGGGGGACTATAGGGGGTGGTTGGTACCTCTTCCCTATCTCTACCCCTAAAGAGATAGAAGGGGTGTGGGGGAGGAAGAGCTAAAAGGCGGGAGCCGAACCACATCACCGGGGGATCGTCGGTGTGTGGTTCGGACTCCCAAGGCGGGGCGAGGCGCCTTTCTTCGGCGCGCCTCGACCCCTTCTACTTCCGGAACAGGATGACCGGGACCACGATGCCGGCCAGCGACAGGGCGGCGCAGGCGCTGCCGACTCCCCAGCGAACCCAGGTCGGCGCCGGGATGCGGCCCGAGAGCAGGAGCCCGCCGACGGCGCTCGAGGCCACCGTCACGGTCTGCGTCGCGGCGGTGACCGTCATCACCCCCCACTGGAGGGGCTGGGTGGGCTTGTCGTCGTGGGTCGGAGCCGGGGTCGGAGCCGGGGTCGGGGTCGTGATTGGTTCTGCCATAGCCATGATGTCTCGCCCTCACTTTCTTCTTATTTGAAGGTTTCCGATCATAGTTCTTATACCAACTCCTAGACCACGTTTACCAAAGCTGGTTCTTGTGTTTTAGCAGCATTTTCTCCTTCTCGATGACGCTGTGAATTGCCTTTTCCGACGCCGGTACCCACGTCGAATCGAAGAAGTTGTGCGGCGCCGGTACCTTGATCTCGTGGGCATCCCGCAACAGGGCCTCGATGGTCTCGAAGTGCTCGATCCGAATAGCACCGCTGTCGGCATCGAACCAACCCCGGACCCTTTCGAGTTGATGAACGGTTTCCGTTTTCTTGTTGCCGTCCACGAGTGTGGTTGTGATCTGCGTCTCGTGGATGGACCTATACATGATGGCAAATTCCAATACCATTTGCTGGCCTCCTCGTTTTACTTATATCGAAGATCGAAGTATTATTGCGCTTCGAGATGGGAACGATCAGATGTAGCTTTCAGCTGTCGTACCAGCGTATCGAATCCTGCCACATCTAGAGCCGCTGTTCGTGCCAAGAGGTCGTGTGTCGACGTCGTCTGCCCGCTGAGCTCTATGAATGTGATCGCTATGCTGCGGAGATTCGTCAGGCCCCGTGCCAGCACATCTTTGATGCGTTGCAGTTCTAGATCGGTGTGCAATTCTGGTAGCTCCGTCACGTATCGAAGCTGCTTCAGACCGAGTTCGTAGAAGGGGCGCCACGCTGCCTCGGTCTTGGCGAGTTCGTTCAGCTTGTCGATTTCTGCGTCGCCGATTCTGACGTAAACCTCGGCGCAACTCCACAATCTGGGGCGAGCCCAGGACGTGGACCGCAGCTCGTCGGTCATGTTGATGAAGAGGGACAAGAGCTCGGTGTCAGATAGCGTACCGAGACTTGATGCCGCCATCCCATTGACGCGCAACAGAAGATCGACAGAGGACTGAAGTCTGGCAACGGTTCGTTGCAGAACAACAACGTTTCGTCGCACTTCATCATCGCTCATCTCCGTGAAGCCGTAGCTGGCCTCGAGCTCCACGACGTCGTCTCGCTTCACCATCAAGACGTCACCGTCGAGAAGCCAGCGAAGTCTCCCAGCCTCGGCGAGTTCCTGAATTGTGGCGACGTCACACTTCAGGAGATCCGCTGCGGCGGCGGCTTCAATCCAGGCATCATTTCTGCTGCGGCCCCTTCCCACGGATTTCTTAGGCATGGTACTAATATATCGTGACGTGAAGGTTGACGTACAGGACCATGAACGTAAGTGAACGATTGAAGCATCTGGCGAAACGCGCCAGTCACTACCACGTCGAGCAGGGAGTACCGATGACGGAGGCCGTGATTCATAGCGTACGTTCGGAACCCGATCTCGGTACAGAACATATCCGACGTGTTGTCGAGATGGCGAACAATGACTTGTTTCAGCACATGTTCAAGGCTGCATCTGGGAACCATCGCGTCATCAACTTCAGCGGAGGCCCGGCTGATCCCGCTGAAGTGCTGAGGGAGCTAAACATGGCTGCAAAACCAAAGACCGCAGCAACTGCTCCGCTTCGTAGCGATCTGGAAACCTACATTGCGGGTCAGGACAGCCTCGGCGATCCTTTCGAGACCGTGAAGACGGCTTCGGAGGAGTGTGCCTCGACGACGGAGTGCTATCACGACTGGCAGCGCGCCCGCGGCCTGCACGAGCACTTCTCGTCGATGTACGACACCGCTGCATTGCGCTACGACGACGCCGGAGCGGCACTCGTCAAGGTAGCGCAGCAGGCTATTCGCCGTGGCGCTTCGACTGCGGATATCGTTCGTGCAATGTCCAGTGCTGCGTCGCACCCTGAGCTCGTCAAGATCGCCTCCAGGTATCTGACGGCGTACCTCGACGTCGTTCCGGGTGTGACGAAGACCGCAGCCGTGGTGAACGAGACGCACCCGCTCGTTGCGGCGTATCGTGACTTCGAGTCCGCTACGATCCAGCGCATCAAATTGGCGTGCTGCATCGAGGAGGCCGACAAGCTCGAGCGCAAGGCAGCCAGCGAGATGAGGCAGCGCAATGGACGCTGAGAAGCTCCGCACCCTGGGACGCGTCGTCGCCATGCACAAGCAGGCTGCCGAAGCAGGCCCATTGATGGCTGTTGGCCGCGGTTTAGCTGCCGTGCCTCGGATCATCATGGACACTGCAGGGCACGCCGGCGAGCTCGTGACGAAAGGGTTCGCTGCCAATCCCGAAGCTCCTGGCATGGCGGCGAAGGCGCTGGGTGGACTCGTAGCCGCGTCTCCTGTCATCGGTGTCGCCGGCATCGGGGCGCACCACTACGCGCCACGTGTCGGTCCCTACCTGCAGACCAAGATGCAGCAGCTTGAGGCGGATCAGCTCGATCAGATGCCGTACTACGACACTCAGACACAGAGGTTTGTGTGATGTCAGCGGTAGACGAATTCCTGAACTACGGTCTCGAAAAGACTGCGATCCTTGGCCCTGGCGGTGAAGAGATCGTCAGTCACGCTGCGCAGGCGGCACCTGGATTTCTTCATGAGGTGTGGAGGGGTGCCACGTCTCCTGACGCTGCACGCACTCTCGGGTCAACACTTCAGACCGGCGCCGCACTGAGCGTGCTCGGCGGTGCCCTCGGCGCCACAGGAGTTGCCGTCAGCAAGCTGTGGGACATGGCCGCGAACTCCATCTCCAAGGCCCGCGGCTTCGAGGCCATGGTCAAGGCGCACCCCGACATCGGAAGCATGGATCGTACGAAGGCGCACCAGCTCTACAGCACGCTGCACAACTTCAACCCGGAGATGGCGCGAGACCCCTACATCGCTGGGGGCTGGGTGAAGAGGACATCGGAGCTCGACTACGTTGATCCCCACACCATCCAGGCGCTTGTCAACGCCCGCACTCAGCGCGATCCTCGAAGTGCGATGGAACGCGGTGCGCCCTACATCCAGGCCGGTCTCCAGGCCGCGCAGCAAGTTCAGCAAGCACAGCAGTTCGGCGAGCAGCAGGCATTCCGTACCGGCCAGGCCATGACGCAGGCCGGGCAGTTCGAGCGAACTCACGGTCTGGCGGCACAACAGGCCGCGGCACAGCAGCGGACTCAGCGCGCTACCGTAGAGACGCAAGCTCGTGAGCACAGGCTGCATCGAGATGCGCACGATCTTGGATATCAGCGAGCGCTTGCTAGGGAGAAGGCTGTCGGAACCCTTCAGGGGCAGGAAGCCTCTCTCTCGCAGATCGACGCTATTCAGCAGCAGACCGCTCAGGGGCAAGAGTTCGGCAAGGCGTACGCCCATGCCGATCCTGAGATGCTGTCACTCATCGAGGGCGGAGAGCGCAACAGAGTACTCGGTACTGGTTTTGGCCGCATCCGTGCAGAAGCCCATTCCCCCGGCGCCTACGACAAGGCCATGGGAAAGCCGAACAAGCCGTGATCACGAAGCAGTGCCAGTTCGTAGGTAGTGACGACCGTGGGGTCTACGTCCACCTCCTGCATCCTGGCTACGACAACGACCAGATCGTGAAGACGGCGGAGCTCAGTCTGCCGGTGATGGACGAGCTCCGCGGCTTCATGAAGGGTCTCGGCAAGCACGATGACGCCGTCAACGTGTTGGTGTCCGCTCTCGGTGCCGGTGAGTACTGGGGAGCGAACGCCAACTCCGACGACTTTCCCGAAGACTCGCTGATTCACGTCCCCAGTGGCTGGTCAAATCTCGATCATGGCAGCAGGGTCGTTGCGGGGCGCAACTGGGAGTGGGGATACCCGACGTTCTACGGCGCCCACGCTTTTGCGCACCACCAAAACAAGGACGTGCAGCGCGCCTTCGGTACCGTGACCTACGCCGGTTGGGACCCCGTCATGAAGCGTGTCCTTCTTGTCGTCCGAATCGACAGGAAGCGCGCCAAAGAGATGGGGGTCATCGGTATCCTAGATCGTATCGAGAACGGCGAGTTCCCCTGCGTCAGCATGGGTACCCGCGTTCCGTACGACCTCTGCTCGAGGTGTTGCGACTGGTCGCGCATCACCAGGAACCCGAAAACTGATTTAGCTGAGCATAAGCGCAAGCCGATTCGTGGCCTCAGCACGACATCGGACGGCTACTGCCAGCACCTCAGGTTTGAGCTCGGAACCATCTACGACGACGGCGTGCAGGCCAAGATGGTCAACCTGCACCCGAAGTTCTTCGATATCAGCTTCGTGTTCATCGGGGCCGACAAGACGAGTTACGTGCTGGCGAAGCTCGCCAATCACTGCCCGATCCGTCCCGGAGCCGCACGTTGCGCCAGGGGCTGTTGGGAGTGTGCGATTCCTAGTCATCACGTCCATGACGTGTGGGACCGAGACATGAGGAAGACCGCAGAGGACATCGCTGCCGTAGCGCCGATCATCGCTCCTGTTGCGGCGCCGGTCATCGAGCCCGTGGTGTCGAACAGCGCCGCCGCGGCTCGTGTCGTTCAGGAGATGTTGGAAGAAGGCGTCGACTTCGGCTTGAGGCAGTACATGTCGCGCCGCGGCAACAAGAAGTCTGAGGATGCCGTCAAGACGGCGTTCACACGCGGCGTTACGAAGCTGTCCGATTTGGACGTCTACAAGCAGGCCGAGATCATCAAGCGCATCCAGTCGCACTTCAACAACGCACTGCCTTCGCTCGCCAAAGAGGAACCGGAGCTGTCGAAGAGCCTCCTTCGCTCCCTTGCCGATACTGACGACGGCTTCGGTTCGGCGACCTCTCTGGGTATCGTTCTGAAGCCGAGGGAGTTCCAGCGCATCTCATTGCGCCGCATCGGTCGAGAAGACCTTGCTGATGACCTTGACGAGCGTGGGATCGAATTCCCGACGCACTCCGGTGGTCACGGAGTCGATGGCGTGAAGAGCATCGTTCCGAAACTGCTCGAAGCTCTGATGCCGCTCATCGCGTCACGTTCTGCTTTCGGTCCGTCGCTGAAACCGAGGGCGTTTCGCATCGTCATCACTGGCGTTGCAAAGCCGGTGCACCACGGGTTCGATCATCCTCTGATGGACAAACTCAGCGCGGATTACGCTGCGTATCGCCGCGGCGTGCTGCGCGACATCGTTGGTCTGACGAAGCAGGCCATGCACTCGAACCCGTTGCTGGGCGAGGCCCTGTTCGGTGACGTTCTTGAGGCGGCATCGAATGGTCTTGTCAAAACCTCCGGCGACGTGCTTGAATCAATACTTGGAATGTTTCCCTCGATGTACTTGAACCGAGTTCACATGCCTGGGCCGGTTTCGCAGTATGTTGAGGATCACGTCAGTTACGCTGGGCTTCGCGCTGGTAGCGCGTTGCTGAACGCGGCAGGGTAGCGCAGGGACGTTCCGTCCCGCAGACCGCCTCCCCCTCCCACGAATTGAAGTGACTCGACTGTCATGAGCACGGGGCTCGTGACGGATTTTGCGGAGGATATCGGAATGGACAAGGAACTGGCAGAGATCTTCAGCACTCTGGATTCCGCGGAGCCCACGCAGGAAGAGCTTCAGAAGGTGGCGCAGCTCCAGATGCTGGAGAAGATCGCTGAGAGCAACCAGATCGACCTCAACCAGCTCAGCGACGCGCAGATCCTGGACGCTCTTCAGGAGCTCCAGGGTGTCGAGAAGGTGGCGGCGCAAGCCGCCCCTGAGCCTGCTGCAGAGCAGCTCACCGAGGCCGAGGTTCTCTTCAAGACCGCGGAGAAGATGGGTCAGATCGTCGCGCACTCCTACGTGCGCGAGCTGAAGTCCATCATGAAGACCGCGGCGCTTCTCAAGGCAGCGGAGGAGTCCTGTGCCGAGGAGAAGAAGGAAGAGAAGGCCGAGAAGAAGGAAGAGAAGAAAGAGGAGAAGAAGGAAGAGGCCGTGAAGGAGGCTGGGGCTGCGGGGACGGTCTCGGAGCGTATCGGTGAGCGCGTTGCGGAGTCGGTGGTCAAGCACGCGCCCAAGAACGAGACGCTCGCCAGGGCCGCACAGGCAGTCGTCAACAACCCCAAGGCCGTTGGCCGCGCGATCCTCGGAACCGCCGCTGCTGTTCCGCTTGCGGCTGGTGGTGCGGTCGGCGTTCACGCCTATCGACACAGAGGCAAGTCGGACTCGGAGGCCAAGTCGGAAGAGCACGAGAAGGATGCGGCCGACATCAACGCCTACGTCGAGAAGCGGGCCTACGACTTTCTCGCTGAGGCCGGTCTCGTTCGTGAGGACGGCAGCATCGTGACCCCGCAAGAGCTCGCGGCCTACCAGGCCGAGCTCCAGAAGCAGGCCGAGCTCCAGAAGCAGGCTGAGGAGCCTCAGCCGATCACGGAGCAGGACATCGATGTCGCCGCCCTTCAGGCGTTGCAGCAGCTCGGTTATCCCGTGGAGTGGAATCGCTGAGGTGAGCAGTGTTGGCTGTGATCATGCAGGCGGCGTGTCGTGAGTTGCTGAAGATGGCGGCGTCGAATCCCGGCATCATCGCAGCTCCGACTCCAGGTGGAGACGGCGGTTTCGCCAGTGCGGAGCCTCCGAAGCCCGTCACGTCGCAGAATCTCGTCAGCAAGGTCGTCACGAGGACGAACCTGCAGAAGACGAACTACACAAAGCCAAACTCCAAGGTAGTAACCCCGAATCCCGCCATGACCACTGAGCAGAAGTCGATCACTCCTCCAGCGGTTACGGCATGAGGGCAGATATGGAAAGACTGACACTTCAGCAGATGATCGACAACGTGCTGCAGCAAGCCGATAGCAGCATGATGTCGAAGCTCGCCGAAGAGGCGAAGGATGACGACGAGGAGAAGAAGCGACCGCGCAAGGAAGATGTCGAGCGGCAGGCCGACAAGGAAGAGGCGCATCGCGGCGGTGGCATGAACGACACCGACTACTCCAAGACCGCTTCGGAGCGCGTCGAGAAGCTGGCTGCGGCGGTGGATGAGATCGTCGCGCACTTCTCGAAGCACGCCGAGACCGCTTCTGAGGCGTCGGCCAACGTCGGACCCGGCAAGGGACCTGGCGCGCTGCCGACGAATCTCGGAAACCCGGTCGGTGGCGAGCAGCCGGAGCCTGCTGGTCAGGCCAAGACGCAGATCGCGTTGAAGCCTGGAACGGAAGCCGGGGCGAATCCGAAGAACCCCAGCAACCAGATGGAGACGAACGAGGACACCATGCACCCCGCCTATCCCAAGGATGGCGTCGAGAAGCAGGCGACCCCGCTCGATGGTCTCGTCTCGTTGCTCGCCAAGTCGGCGGCGGCGCCCGGTACGGGAGAGCGCTACCAGGACCCCTCTACCACGCTTGATCCCGAGACGTACCGTCAGCAAGCACTCAAGTCGGTTCCTGGCCCGGTCGCTGCCCCGGTGATCGGTGGCCTCGGTCTCGGCGCTCTTGGTGCTGCCACTGGTGGTGCCATCGGTGCGGGCATGGGTCATCCCGGCATCGGTGCCGCTATCGGCGGAGCTGTTGGCGGTGCTGGCGGTGCTGCGCTGGGGCACTACGGTCGCAAGGGCGCCATCGAGAACCTTCAGAACATGCACCCCGAGTTGCTGGACGCGATGGCAACTCACGAGACAGCTTCGAGGCTGCACGAAGAGGGGCGCATCTCCGACGAGCAGATGCGGCAGACCGAGAACTACCTCGCCGACATGATGGCGAAGCACGGTTCTGACGCAGAAGGCGGCGAGGGCGGTGCCAAGATCACGGCGCCCACTGACAGATCGCTGCCTGAGGACGAGGCCAGCAAGATGTCGCGGCCCGGCGAGGTGACTGGCCAAGAGCGCCACCTCGACAGCAACGAGGCTGCCATCAACGCCAAGAAGGACGAGCTCAAGGCGCCGGTGCGACGTCGAATCGCTGAGGTGCTCGCTGAGCCCGCCCTGACGTCTTCGACCGATCCCGTGCTCGACCAGGCTCTCGGTGCCGGTACGGTGAACGAAGCCGGCGCCAAGATCGCTGCGGAAGCACGCGCGTATTTCGCGAAGGTGGCCTCTGAGGGCTGCAGTTGCGGCTCTGAGAAGGGGTCCTGCCGTCATTGTGTCGTCGCCGCGGTTCTTCGGAAGACGGCGCAGAAGGTGGAGGGCTGAAATGGAGAAGCTCAGCTCAGAGAAGATCGCGGCCGTGCTCAACGAGGTGCCTGGCACCCTGCGAGCACTGTGCGAGGAGCGGGACCAGTGGCAGGAGCGAGCGAAGACAGCTGAGACGCAGCTCGCGAAGATCGCACAGGACCAGCGAATCGCCAAGTTGGCGTCCGAGATGGAGCGCAAGGGGCTCGACCGCGGACGCAGTGCCGAGGACCGCATTGCGGCCCTCCAGAAGAAGGCGAGCGAAGGCAAGCTCGATCTCATCGAGGAAGCTGTGAAGATGAGTTCGGCGCAGCGCAGCATGGGTGAGCTCGTCGACGCGCCTTCCGGTGGCGGTGCGGTCTCGGAATTCGAGGCGTACCTGATGGACGGGTCGAACTGACCCGAGGAGTAAGTGTGAGATGGCTACTGAGACTTTCCGTCTGATGACACCTGTTCAGGTGCAGGAGCGTCAGAGCTTCGATCTGCTCGACACGACGCTGCTGAACCCGTTCAACTCGAACCCGCTCGTCATGGGCGAGTACCTGCAGTTCGATGGGGCTTTCAAGCTCATCCGTGGCGACGGCAGCGTGCCGGCCTTCGTGATGTTCGACGACATGGGCCGCAGCGACACCCAGGCCATCGGCAAGGTGACGTTGCTCCTCAGCCAGCCGACCTTCATGGGCGAGACGCTGGTCTTCGACAACGCGTCGCCTCCGGCTCTGGGTGACAAGCTCAAGGTCGCGACGGTCACGAACGCGGCTGCGAGCCTGACCAACAAGTCTGGTCTCAAGACTTGGTCCGTGAGTGGTCTGACGTTTGGCTACGTGCTCCGAACGGCAGCGAACAACGGCGGGTACCTCCGCTTCATCTCGGTGCTGGCGTAAAGGAGGCATGCCATGACAACCAACAACGTCGATCCCCGAATCCTGAACGACATGTTCAGCGCCAAGCTCGAGAGCGCCGTGACCAAGGAGAAGGTCGCGGCCTTCGGCGGCAGCTACATTCGCGACCGTCTGCGTGAAGTCAGCTTCGCGCGACAGATCCTTCCGCCTGAGATGGTGACGAAGGCCGACTGCCAGCGCTCCGTGAACCACGACACGCTGGTCAAGATCATCGACGTGGAGCCGAAGAGCCGGGCCATGGCGGTGACGTTCCGCGGCCAGCCTCGCGCTCGGTTCATCCGGGGCGAGCGTGCCGAGATCCCCTTCTTCACGATCTCGTCGGAAAAGTTCGAGAAGGTGGAGCAGGAGCTCCTCGCCTACGAGATGCCCATCACCAAGATCATCGAGGACAACTCGGTGAAGGACATCCAGGAGATCGAGGACCGCGAGTTCCTCATCCACATCGAGGCGGCGGTGCAGGCCATTCAGCAGGAGGCCAACAGCGGCTCCGTGACGACGCTGAACGCCACCGCGCTGCAGGGTGCCACTCCTCCGGTGGAGCGCAGCGTTCGCAAGGGCGAGCTGGCTCGCGCTGCGGACGTGGACAACGCCATCGTTCTGCCGCTGCAGAAGCCCGATCTCGTCAACCTGCTGAAGCTCCTCAACAGCAGGCGTCTGCGTGCGGAGCGCTTCCTGCTCACCGACACGGACTTCACCGACGTCCTGCAGTGGACCGTCGAGGACATGGGCTCTCGGCTGCAGTCCGAGACCACGACGGACGGCTACAAGTACAGCCTGCTTGTCGGCCACGCCTTCGTGCGCACCATCAAGAACGACATCCTGAGGACCGGCAACGTGTACGTCTTCACGAAGCCCGAGTTCTTGGGGAAGTTCTACATCCTCAACAACGTGAAGTTCTACATCGACAAGATCGCGAACCTCATCACGTGGCAGTCGTGGGAGGACATCGCGATTGGCATCATCAACATCGCCAGCGCCGCGAAGCTGGAGCTCTACAGCGGTGATGCCACGACCAACAACGCCGACAGCATCCTGTCCTCGGTCATCCCGGTGGCTGAGGAGGAGCTCGGCGCCGTCAACAACCGCGTCAGCCAGGGCCTGAGCTTCCCGAAGGTCGTCAGCTACTGATCCGCGGTCAACTCTGCTAGAATCGAGGGGTGCAGTAGAAATGCTGCACCCCTCTTTTTTGAGATGGAGGATTCGATGAGTGAGAGTTACTACGTTATCGGAACGACTCGCGACGCCAGGTACAGAACGTTCCGCGCCAAGTCTCCTGTGCGGCAGCGACACATGCGATTCATCTGCGGAAACCAGATCAGACTGCTGTCGGGTCGCGCCCAGCTTCTGCGTGAGGACTTCCTGAAGAAGTATGAGAACGAGCTCCGCATCCTGCAGCGGAACGGTTCCCTCGAAGTCCGCGTCGGTTCTCCTACGGGGCCGCGATACGATTTCACGGCTCCTGCCAGCGCCGACGCTGTTCTGGAGACCGTGTCGAAAGCCATCGCGGACAAGATCGTTGAGGAGCTGCACGCTCCGTCTGAGCTCCGAAAGCTGTTCGTGGAGACGCCGGTCGAGACTGTTCCGGAACCCGAGCCGGTGGTCGAGCCCGAGCCTGAGCCGGTGGCTGAGGTAGTCGATGAGCCCGTTTCAGAACCGTCTCCGGAGCCGATCCCAGGAGATGCAGCACTCTCGTCGATGGGTCGGAAAGAGCTCGTCGCTGTCTACACGAGCCGCGGTGGTCAGGAGTCGGACCTCGACGGAATGACGAAGCGTCACATCTTGGCGAAGCTCAGTGAGATGCGAGACGCCAAATGAAAGTCATCTACAATCTGACTGATCTGAAAGCCGAACCTCGAATCATTCAGATTGGCACCCAGTCAGTGGGACCGGGCCGCTGCATCTCGATACCAGACGACTTTCCGATCCGTAAAATCTCCTACTTGGTGGAGTCTCAAGACATCAGCGTAGGTAGTCTTCCGGAGTGGTATCAGTCTGGGCTGCGGCAGCGTCGCGATGTAATAATGGAGGCATCGAGGAGGAAGTGATGCAGGGCCTCCCGCCTGTTGATATCCCTGGCGCCAGTGAAGAGTTTTGTCAGTTCGTGGCGTCGGTTCGACTCTATCTCCGTGACTTTCCGGAGTTGAACCGTCTCGTTGCTGGCGAGGAGACCAGCGATAGGATGATTGCGTGGGCCGCAATCGACGCTATGGAGGATTTCAACGGCACCCCGCCTTTGATCGGCACCTTCGTGTTCAGCGACTTGGCGCAGCGCGGTCTGCGGTCGTTGCTGCTCAAGGGCACTCTCATCAACATCCTGATGTCTGTGGGCTTGCTCCAGACCAGAAACCATCTGCCGTTCAGCGATGGTGGGTTGAACGTTGCAGTTAGCGACAAGACGCCGCTGCTGCAGAGTTGGATCAACATTCTCATGAGACAGTGGGAGATGGGCAAGAACAACGTGAAGCGTGCCATCAACATCGAGAACATGCTCACGGGTCCGAGTGGCGCGCACACCGAGTACTTCGCTTTGAGCGGCTACTACCATCTCGATCTGACTCGATAAGGAGGCAGTTGTGGCGACTTGGAAAATGAAGCGCTTTCATGGCATGCAGCAGCTCGAGGATTATCTCAACGGCGTCGTCTACGGAACGAAAGACCTCAGCGCCGGCGTTGCCATCAACGGTTTGACGTTCATCGTCGATGCTGGAGCTGGCGCAGTTACGGTGACATTCGATCACGCGCCACCGGATCTCGTTCCTTGGACTCCTGCTGAGATCGTCACCTTCATCAACACCG